GCTGGAACTCCCGTTTATGTTGATATTGCCACCAGAGTTGCCGAAGTCTGCAAGTCAGCTTTAGCAATTGATGGAGGCGGATCAACGACCCCACGGCTTGGGAAAGATCATCATTTCGCAGTAGGTGACTACCTTAATGATGGTACAACCGGAGCAAAAATTACCGCACTTGATAAAACAACAAGTGCTGATTACGATACCGCAACTGTCAACACAGCGCTTACCGTTACTGCCGGAACAAAATATCAGCAAGGCACAGTATCAGGATCAAGCGTTGTTTTGTTATACACTCCAAACGGGATGGTCAAATCTCCGACCAGATTAGTTGAAGGTAATGCCGATGTTCCTGTTGTAACGATAGGAACTTACCGTGAAGATGCTCTGACATATCCATTAAGTGCTGCTTATAAAATAGCATTACGTGGTGGAACAGCCGGAACTGGCAAGTCACTTCTGACGGCTGTATAACCTCTGTTTAACCTTTTAAAAATTAGAAAAAATGCAAACTCCAATTATTGAGGGTGTAACAGAAGCCGGATTAGTTTCTTACCTCAAGGCACGTCAGTATTCCGAATTATACTGGCCGACATTCTTCCCGTTGCAAAACGTCAATTCACTCGACGGCAAAACTCTTATCGGAGCCGTTGGTTCCAGAGTAGCTGCAGCAATCATAAGTTATGATGCCAAAGCACCTGAAGCCAGCAGAAAAAGTATTTCAACACAATACTTTGACATACCGAAACTCGCATTGTCCAGAAGGAAAACCGAAAAGGAAATTCTTGAACATCAGATCACCCGCTTATACCGGGGACAGGATGCAGTCATTGAGGATTATTTCAATGATATCGACTTCCTGTTTGACTCGATTCAGGCAAGAATTGAATGGACAATTTTGACCGCAATGTCAAAAACAAAACTTCAACTTTCAGCTACCAATAACCCCATGGGTATAATCAATGAAACGGTCATTGATTTCGGAATGCCATCAGCCAACAAAAAAGTTGTTGCTGTAACATGGACTACTGGCCATTCTGCCACCATGACACCTTTGGCCGACTTCAAAAAGGTTGTCAAAGCTGGCCGTGATGCTGGCATTTACTTCCAGAGAATTCTTATGCACCCGGACGCATTCGATCTGATAACAGGTTGTGATGAGTTCCAGACCGCTTGTAAATCCCTTTTAATTGGTGAAAGCCAAGTTCTTGGGATGATGGGTCTGGAAACCGTCAACAAAGTTCTCACCTCGTTCCGTCTGCCGTCTATTGCTTTGATCGAAACATCAATCTCAATAGAAGACAAAGCTGGTGATCTGACTGAAGATAATCCATGGGACTCAAACCATGTGTTGTTCATTCCGACAACCAGCCTTGGGAACCTATTAAACGGACCAATTGCTGAAGAAATCGAAAGACCTGTGCAGATCATACAGGCAAAAAGAGGCAACGTCCTGTTAAGCATTCAGCGTGATTTTAACCCTGTTAGTGTTCTGACCAAAGGAGAATGTAATGTTTTCCCGTCATGGCCGAATGTTAATATGTGTTATTCTCTTTATTTGGCAAGCGCTGCAACGTGGGCATAGGATAGAGCCGTCAACACGGACGGCTTAATACTTCTTTGACATGACAAATCTGGAAGCAATTAAGGCAAGGGTGTCATATCCCTTGTCAGCCAAAGCATTCGAACTCGCTTTAGTGGGGAGATCACTAACCACTACCGGAACATTTGACGCTTCTGCAGATCAGCAAGCCTTTGACTTGGCCTATGCTGACGCATTAACGAGCTTACTTACTTCTCCGGCAAGTGTTTCAGAGGGTGGATTTTCTGTTTCAAAATCAGACAGGGATACAATTCTTGGGTTGATTACTCCTATTTATAATAGGTACGAAGTGATAATCCCAACTCTTAAACCTACAGCAACATTCGTAAGGCGATGGTAGAACAATATCCAGATAGTATTACTGTTACTGTTTCGACTCCGGCTATTCAGGATGAAAGTACTGGACGATGGACGTCGGGGTCGGCAGAAACATTTACTTGGGATTGTCGGGCAGAAATAAACGGAGCAGAAAGAAAGGTAGCTATTGCAGATGGGACATTACTGGACTATGCATTCGATATTTATCTTCCTTCCATGGAAACGGTTGTTCCTTTCGACTCTCCTTACCAGCTTACAAAAGGAGGCGCAATTTACTCAGGGACGATAAAGGGCGCAGCAAATGGGCAGTTAAATTCAAGATTGTGGGCATAACAGCAGACTTCGACATTGGAGATATTAACCAATCAAACGAAGAGCTGGTAGCGGAAGTCGAGAATAAAATCATTATGGCAATGCAATACGCTGGCGATGATTTCGTGGCGGCTTGCAGGGAACAACCACAAGGACATGAACTTGGGTTTTATAATGACAGGACTGCAAATCTAAGAAACTCCGTAGGTTACCTTATTTACAAGTATGGCGAATTGGTTCATGAGTCTGTAACCAGATTTCCGGCAGAAAATCGGGCAGCGGTTGCGGATCTTATAGATAATGGAGCAATAGTTTTGATAGGAATTGCCGGGATGGATTACGCTTCATATGTTGAATCAAGAGGTTATAACGTAATTACGATACAGCGGGATCAGCTTTATATTGACCTTGATATTTACTTTAAGGACATTCAGGTAGCAATCGAAAAGTATGGCAGCAATTAATTTCACATCATCAAGCAAGTTTGTTGATACAGTCTATGGGTTGCTGAGCACGTTAACAGTAAAGAGGTATCAACATACCAAGCCATCAAATGCGAAGGATTCCGAATACATCGTTATCAATGCGCTGCCAGTTCCGGCAGGGGTAATGCAAGTTGGGTATGTAAATGTAAATTATTTTGTCAAAGACATAAATCCGGGAGTTCCTGATATAACTAAACTTCAGGCTGGCGAAGAAAGGGTAATCGCACTTCTAAAAAAAGTTACAGCCTCAGATAAAACCTACATGATTGATATTGAAAGCCAAGAAACCTTCCGGGAAGAATCTGCAGGGGAGCACTATTCAAATTTGAGGTTTAGCTTTAAATTTATTAATTATCAAACACCTCCTGTACAAATTCCGTGGGACGTGGATAGTATTAATGTTGACATTAATGACGAAAGATTAGACATAGATTACTCATAATTTAATGATATGAAAAAATACTTAATTACAGCGCTTTTTTTAATTATAAGTACACTTGCTTTCGGTCAGGCTGCTAAGGTTCCCATGGGCATTCATATGACGCCTGCCAATGCTTTTCCTATAATCAATAAAGCTATTGATACTCTGAATAAAGTAAGTGATAGTGTTAAAACAAAAGCACCTATCCATAATGCTCATCTCACGGGATTAACATTATTAGAACAGTTAAAGATTTCAGCAGGAGGCGTTACGATTACAGCGATCACTTCAGATGGCACTAATATACATTTCTGGTCAGGGGTGACAGAACTGGCAGCCGTCCCGGGTAGTGGTAGTACAACATGGGGGAACATTACAGGTTCATTGGCAAGTCAAAATGACTTAACAAGTGCTTTAAATGCCAAGGCGCCTGTGTCAACCACGATGACAACCTCTCATGCTGCAAATGGAGTTACGACCCAAAAGATTATAAATTGGGATTTGGCTTATGGCTGGGGCAATCATGCATCGGCAGGATATGCTTTAAATAGTGCTTTATCAAGTTACGCTTTAAATAGTGCTTTAGCAGGTTATGTCCCGACTTCAAGAACAGTTAACGGTCATTCACTTTCTGGGAATGTTTCTGTAAGTACAACTGATTTAAGTCTGAATAATGTTGACAATACTTCAGACGCAACAAAGAATGCAGCATCCGTTACACTGACTAATAAAACACTTACATCTCCAAAGATAAATGAGGATGTAGCAATGACAACGACATCAACTTATCTTAACCGGGTTGATGCTACAAGTTCTATACAGGGACAGTTAGATGCTGCTACAGCACGAATTACTGCACTTGAAAATGCTAATTCACAACCTATTTACTATGTTGCAAATGCTGGAAGTGATGCAGCAAATGGGTTAACTATTTCAACACCATGGCAGACAATAGCAAAAGTAAACGCAAGTACATTCTCTCCCGGTACAAGGATTAATTTTAAGAAAGGTGATACATGGAGAGAAACATTAATAATTCCTTCGAGTGGTACATCAGC